GTCATCATTGTCAGCAGGAGAAGATGAATTTCTATACAACACTAAAGTTGGGTCGTCAGATGCACCATCATCAGTAGATTCAAGTGTTAAATTTTGATGAAGAGTGTGACCAGTAGTTGTTAATCTCAAAAGATTAGTTGTAGATGATCCGTTAAATGATTGAAATAGATGCTGTCCATGAGATGAACCATTTCTAATTATATAAGAACCAACACCATCATTACTTCTAAGAGTAAGTATTTCATTTGTGCCTTCAGCTATAATTCTAATATTTGCAGTGTTATCTGAACTACCATCAGCATCATCAGCAAGAACATCAATACCAGTTGATGTCGTTCTAAATCTTAATTCATTATCATAATATAAAATAACAGCACCATTTGATTGAAATAGTGCATGAGTTTCTGAGCCAAATTGATTTTTAAATTGATGTTGCCCACCATGATAAAATGTAGTTCCAGTATTACTATCTATAATTAAATTACTACCATCATGTGTAATAGTTGCATCACTATCTGTGCCAAGAGTAATTAATTCACCATCACCTAAAGTCACACCATCAGCTACAAGTGTACCAGTTACAGTTGCACCAGTAGAGGTGGTTTCAAACTTTTTGACATTGTCATAATAAAGTTCTGCTGAACCATTTAATGTAAAAACTGCATACTTTTGAAAATCACCACTTCTTAATTGCAAGTCAGAAGCATCAATAAATAGAGTTCCAGCACCACTTTCTCTTATAACACTATGACTACCTGATGACTCATGTCTTATTATTAAGTCACTACCATCTCCAAATTGTAATTCTTTATTATCTCCTAATGCTATATTGCCACTACCATCGTCAGCTATAAGAGTGCCAGTAGAATCAGGTAACGTAACTGTTACAGATGCTGAAGGTGTAGGACAAGCAATCGTTATATCATAAGATGTATTACCTTGTGGTCTTTTAAATACAAGATGACCTTGACCAGTAATTGCAAATATTCCATTTGATCCTTGTGATATACCAAAGATATCTCTTGAATCATCAACAGATGTATCCATTAAATAAAGTTGTTGATTTAAACTTCCTTGCTCATTTTTTATTGCAACAGCATTACTAAACTCTGAAGTAAAGTCAGTTATAGCACCTGACACAAATTCTATTTTACCCCAGTTATCAGAACTACTATCACCAAATCCTACATAACCATCTTCTGCTATAAAGTTTCCATATACTCTTGATCCAGTAGAGGTAGTTTCAAACTTCTTGCCATTATTATGATAAAGTTCTACTCCACCATCACTAATAAACTTTGCCATAGTTTCAGCAGCATTATTTTTTGTAACAAAAAAAGTTCCATCTGTTTGCAAGTAAATTGGATTTGAATTTTGATCTCGTATTACACTTGCACCACTTGCATGAAATATTCTAAAATCATTTCCAGTACCAAACATTGCGTTAACAGAGTCATCAAATTTTAAAATATCACTTGATTTATCAAAGACTATGTTTCCACTTGTACCAGTAAATGTCACATCATCATCAAATAATGCAGTATCGCCAACATGAAGTGGCGCTGTTGGAGTTGTTTGATTTATACCTACCTTACCATCTTGAAAAACTGTCATAGCTTCTACATGAGTTCCAGTTTGATTGTGCATAAACAATGAGTAAGAATTATTATTACCACTTCTTGAACCCATATATTTTATATCAAATCCAAATGTACCTGCACCTCCAATACCATCTCCACTTGCTCGTATAATAGTTATATCTGAAGTTGTATGATTACCAGTTAGTTTTATAAGAGGACTTGTTGTGCCTGATAAAGTTATTGTACCTGAAACTGTTAATCCAGTAAGCGTACCTAAAGATGTAATGTTTGTTTGTGCAGCAGTTTGTATTGTGCCTTCAAGATTAGCAACCAATGTTCCTACTGCATAACCAGTGCCACTTGTATTAACTGTAGTTGTAGGCTCTACTTGTAAGTCTTTAAATAACTTAAACTTGCCACTGTCACTCGCATCTCTGAATAAACCTGCATATAAATCTTGACTACCAGTTGTGTCATACAATCCATAGAATCCAACATCAACTGAATCAGCACTGTTGTTTCCACTTGCCAAAGATATTAAAGGGTCTTCAACTGTAAGTGTTGCTGTGTTGACTGTAGTAGAACTGCCATTTACAGTAAGGTTGCCACCTACAGTCACATTGTTGTTAAAACTTGCATCACCTGAATTACTCATATCAATAGTCAATGCAGTAATTGTTGAACCACCATCATTACCTTTGATTACAAAATCTTTATCAGATGTAGGCACAGTAAAGACTGCATCACCACTATTAGTATTAGAAAGCTGTACAACATTTACATTGTTTGCATAAAAGTTGATTTGATCTGCAGTTTCAAAGTCAATCTTTGTTTGATCATCTTCACCAATCTTGATGTCAGTAGCAAGTAAACTTGTAATACCAGTTTGTGCTGCATTAACATTCATAGTCACTGTACTACCAGTAGCACTTGTATTTAAGCCAGTGCCACCACTCAAAGTAAATGTTTCACCTAATGTGTTTGTGGCTGAACCACTATCAGAAGCAAGAGTAATATCATTTGCAGTGACAGCGCCACTTGACACTGTAAAGTTTGTAGAGTTAAAACTTGCCACACCTTTATTAGATGTAGAAGCTAACTCACCAGTAATCGTCAAAGTCTGATTAGATATAGAAGTATCTATACCCTCGCCACCAGTAAAGGTAAATGTATTAGATGTAAGATCAACACTACTAGTGCCACTATCTGATGCAATAGCTAATGACTCAGGTGTAAACATTTGTACTGCACCAGTAGTAGCATGAAATCCTAGTTGCTTACCAAGCCTATCTGCTTTTAAAGGTAAGGCTAAACTTACTGCTGTATCTTTATCTTGCAATCTAATAGATCGACTAACATGATCTTCGAAGTCACCTTCAATAGCAACTAAGGTATCAAGTTCTGTATTAAGTTTACTTACCTCAAATGCACCACCACTAGGAAAGTCTGTTGTTCTTCCAATCTTTGTATCTCTTAAAACAATAACTGTACTACCACCTGATGCACCAGTAACTACAGTTGATAAAGAACCTTTTGCACCATTACCACCTGACAAAATAGAAAATTCTGTTGTTGATGAACTTCCTAATGTTCTTTCTACTCCGTCAACAAATACTTTTACATCACAATTATTAGCATCTTCTTTATTAAAAAATGCAAACGGAATTGGATATGGGTCAGTTCTAGTAACCCCTTGTGCTACTGTGTATTCTATTCTTGGTGTATTATCTGCTAGTACTATTGCCATATTTAACCCTTAAATTATTTTTATTAATGTGTCTATCAATATCTAAATCTTTCAGTTTCTCCTAATCCTCTAAAGTCATCATCTAATGAAAGTAATTGTAACAATGGAAGATTATAAGATAAAGTTTTTAACCCTTCATCTGTTCTATCTTGCAACAAATCATTTGCACCAACAACCCATTCTCTTATCATACTAGGACTAGCACCTAAAAACCCAAATGCAGTATCCCAACCTTCAGCTTTATATCTACCTTTTAGCCAAGAATCATCAGGGTCATGTATACCACTTGCTACTGCAACATTTAATCCATGATAAAATATATCACCATACAAACCAGTTATCCCTGAATGATCTACTATTCTCATTAATAGTTCAGGATAATCTTTATCCTCAAACCACCAATCAGGTTTCTTTAAAGAAAGAGTTACATAACTCATTGCCATTAGTGCCATAGCACCTGCAAGTCTATGTTGTTTTGCAGGATCAATCAAAGCACCTAAAACTCTTGAGTGTGCAGCAAAAGCAAAATTATAAAATTGAAATGGAAAAGCCATTGTGCCACTTTCTAATCTTGCTACTGGGTGATCATATGTGCCATCTCTTCGTAAACCTACACTTGCTCTTGGATCAGGCTCTATGCCCATCTTTCTCATATAGGGTCTCCATTTCTTGTAAACAAATCCGTCCATCATTGTTGGTCTATCAAATGCAGTTGCATGAATAATAGTATTTCTTGAAGCTGTATTGAAATAAGTTACAACCTTTTGCTTCAATTCTCTTGCTGCTTTTGTAGATGTATCCCAACCATTGATATTAAGTAAAGGCATACCAGTATCAGTTTCTTGCCATGCACCTTTCTTTAAAATTTGATTAGCTAGTTTCTCATCTATACCATATCGAGCTAACTCAATAATATCAAAATCATTCTTACCATAATTTTTAAGTTGATTATAAAACTTTGGAACACGGATTGCTGCATCAACTAACTTACCTATAGATGTTATAGGTGCTAAGCCATTTGCTTTATAAAACCAATTCTCTGCTTGTTCTAATCCTTTTTCAATACGACCTACTTGTACTGGTCTTAAATTATCATGCAACATTCTATGATGTGCTGTAGGTCTTATCATTTCTAAACCTTCACCCATGTGCATCAGGTCTGTTGCATTAGCTGACATCTTGCTCCAGTTGCCATCTAAACCTGCAACTATACCTCTAAACACTTTACCAAAACCATGCTCAAATATAGGCATTGCTATTGTTTCAGTAAAAGATGATATACCTGCACCATAAAGATATGTCATACCACCAACTCTTTTTATATTACGAGCAAAAGCTGTATCCCATCTATGTGGCTCTCGTGTCATTTGACCTGCAACTCTTTCAAAGTCTGACAGAACATCTGATTTTATTTCTGCAATCTGTTGTGGTGTATAGCCTTCACCTTTCATTCTCATTTCCATACCTGCCATAATTGATCCAACATCTTCATCACCAAATTTTCTTGCAAACTCAATTCTAAATCCCATTTTTTTGCTATACTCAGTCATTATCTTTGGGTCTTTTATAAGAAAGTCTTTAACTTTCCACTCAGGTATATCAGTTACTCTCATTAATAAATGCTTACCTTTACCAACACCCTCTCCATAAGTATATGGATCATCACCTCTTTCAAGTATTGTATCTACTATTTCTTCAGCATACTTTCTTGCTTTTTGTCTTCCTTCTTTTGTTTTACTTACACCTACATCTACATATCTATTTAAAGTATTATTCCAACGAGTAACTTTACCTTGTTCAATAAAATGATCAGTAAATATTCTTGTCAATAATTCTTGCTGTCGAGTATCTTCTAGTAACATTTCTTTATTGTAGTACAAGGGAAACTTATAATTTTTTCTAGTTGGATTATATTCTTCATAAAACTTAACTTGTCTTTGAAGTTGTTTCATATTTAGTCGTAATACTTCTTTCATCAAGGGGTCTTTTTCAGCTACAATTCGTTTTGGATATTCATCTAATCGACTTTTAAATTCAGCTAAATTAGTTTTAATAACAGTCCTATCAAAAAATAAACCACTATCTTGTGATCGTTGATCTATATCTCTTAAAAAATCATTTAATCTACCCATAGCTTTCTTTTTAAATTCAGGAAGATTGTCATAGTATTGTTTGTTCCATTTTGGATTACCATTTAAAATATTCAATTCTATAATTTCTTCAGCAAACTCTTGATATGTAGGTATCTTTGTATTTATACCAGTTGCATTATTTAAATAAGTTTCTGTTTCTTTGCCAAACTTATTTTTCATTGTAGTAAAAGTACTTCGATAATCTAAACCACCTATAGTACCAGTGCCTTTATTGTCTGTTAAAAATTCATTAAGAAGTTTTCTCCATTCTACTTCTACTTGCAATCCTAAAGCACCATACTGAGTTTGTGCCATATCAACAGATTGATCTCCTAAACCTAAGTAGTTTCTTTTTAAAGGTGTTGTTGCATTGTATGCAAGAAGTGCATGAAATCTTCTTACATAATCAGGTGCTTCTTTATAATTTTTGCCACCACCATATTTACCACCTTGAATACGTCTAGCAGGTATAAATGAATGTATAAAATTATATTTATCTAAAGGATTTTTTGCAGTGCCTTCTTTGCCAATATATTCTTGTTGTTTCTTTTTTATAAAATCACTGCTTGTATTACCTGCAATAGGATTAGTTCTATTCTTTAACCTACTTGCCATATTGCCATAAACATTAGCAACACCACGAGTGCCACCACCAAGCAAACCACCAAAGACTGTATTAGCAGTTACATTAGCTATAACCTCTGAAGGAGTATTAAAAGGATCAAAAGGCGCTCTCAACAATTCACTGCCTACACCAAACAAAGCACCTATCTTTGCAGTTTCTTTTCCTACACCAAATGCACTTTTTGCAGCCCACGCTGCTCTTACCCCAGTATTAAATACTGGCATCATAAAAGCAATATTTAATGGATCAAGAACTCCTGCTACTAAAGCACCACCAAAACCTGATCTATCGTACATAGTTCTGTTATTCTCAATAGATTTAATATCATTTAAGATATAATTATAATGATCTAAATTTTTTGCTCTTGCTAGTTCATCAGCATAAACATATGTATTATCTTCAACTAATTGTGTTTTAAAATCAAAATCAGGATCTTCTTCTTGATCTAAAAAAGTAAAGTATTCCATAGTTCTGCTTGTAATTGGAAGCCATTGATACTTTAATCCTGATGTAATACCTTCTAAAAATGATGCGTCTGCTGTTCCTTCATTATTTTGAAAACTTCTGTAAACTGGTGTAAGATCATTACTACCATCAGACTTAAAATCTTTTGTAAAATCTATTGGTCGAAATATTAAATCAGACATTATTTTATTAAACTCTTAATTAAATCTCTTGATTTTCTATATAAGAAACTAGGTTTTGTATCTGCATTATAACCTAATAAAGCTGCTCTATCATATGCTCTTTCAGTTGTTTGTTGTGATAATAAAGTCTTTCCAGTTAAATATTGACCATCTATAATATTCTGATCATCTGTAGTATAATTGTACAACAAATGCGCTCCTGCTCTTGCAAAATAAAATGCTCTATGTTTTGAATTTGGTTCTGTTAATGCTCTTTCTACATTTCTCCAGTAATTTTTAAATCCACCTTTAGGTCCAAATCCCATTTGATAAGCATGATCTAGTAAAGCCATTTGTTTATCAACTGATATAGTTGTAAACATTGGATATTTTTTTACAAACATTTCATAATTATCCATCATTTTTTTCTTAAATATTTTTTCAGACTCATCTTTAGAAATAAATACACCATATTCAGTATCAATAGCTGTTGCAATTCTTTCTAAATCCATGCCATCATTTAATAATGTTTTAATTTTATTTACTGCTTCTTGACCTCTTGGACTCAATAATGCCATCTCATCATCTGTAATAAACCTTGCATTAAATCCTGCACCAAAAGATATGGTAGCATTTTTACCATCACCATCTACATAAGCTGTGCCATCATGTCCTTCAAACTTCCTTACATAATTTAAGTTACGAATAAAATCATTAGCAGTATCTATTGCAACTTCTTCATCAAAATGTTTTTCAACTGCTTCATTTGTAATTTGAAAATCTTTTTTTTCGCCTGATGGTTCATTTATAACTTTATCATAAATATATGCCCAAGCAGGATTCTTTGTGCCAGTAACTGTCATGTCAGGAATATTGTCTTGAAGTTCTTGAATAGATACATCATTTGTTCTAAATAAATCAATTAGATAATTAATACCTTTACTAAAAACATTTTCATCTTCATCTTGATTTGTAGTGGTTTGTGAACTATTAATTAAATTCATATCAGGATTATAACCCTTGTCTTCTAATGCTTTATCTAAATCAGGATTGATACCATAGTATTGTTGACCCAATCCATTAATTTCCATAATGTTAGGTGATGCTTTTATTCTATTAATTAATGTTGTTTTATTTTCATCTGTTAATGTTGTTGATTTGTAATCTTTAGCAAGAACTTCTTTTTTAAATAATTCATTATTCATCATCATTTCTTTATCTACATCTGCTGTATTGATGTGAATATATGTGCCTGCTTGTGAAAGAACTGGTTGTTTTGTTACAGAATCTACAACAGTAAAAATTTTATCTTTACCACCTCTATTACGATAATCAGGTAAAAGTGCTACGTTATCACCTAATACATATTGTGTTGAACTTTCTTGAAGATCACCTGCTTCATTTTCCACATAATTGTTATTCACATCTAATACATTTTGTACATAGGTTGTAAAAAATCTTTGTTGATTTGGATCTTTATAATGTAATTTATAACTATCTCTACTTACTCCACCCATCTTATTTCCATATAAAGATATTGTTACATCATCTTCTTCTACAGTATTTAGATAAGTATTATTTAATGATTCAATAAAAGTTGATTTATCAAACCTTACCTCTTTACCATTTGCTAGTTTTACAGTACCAGTAAACAATTTGTATCTTACATATGGTTTATATTCAGTATGAAACTCAGGAGGTATATCACTTTCATCTAATACTTTTTTAATAATATCATTAGCTGTAGCAGTAGAGTCTAAATCAAATGTATCTGCATAAGTTCTTACAGCATCATTCATTTTTTGCATTGTTTCAGGTAAAGCAGTAGCTATATCAAAAGCATCAAGAATACTATCTTGACCCATAATATCAACAAGCGACTTAACATGATCCATTCTTTTATAAACTTCTTTGTAAGTGTCAGGAAATCTAGCAGTTCTGCCACCAAATAAACCTTGTTTATAAGCTGTCTGTTGCCAAAAATCAAACATCTTAGCAGCAGCAATTTGTTTATTTTGGTTACTCATACCTGCAAACAAACCCATTGGCCTTGTATTTTTATACAAATTATGCAAACTTTCAGGCAATATTGTTGATCGTTTACTAAAAGATATAAGTTGCTCATAACTATTTTTTGGCATTGATATAAAAGAATTTATATCTAAATCAAAACCAAGAATAGAACTTATGCCTTTATTATATCCTTCTCGATTTTTATCACTATTTTGATGTAATCCTTGTCCTTGTATTGAACCTGCAAATTCGTTAGCAGTTATAAAATCTGCCAAGTCTACATTTTCTGCAGCAGCATCACCTGATCTATTACTTAAATATCTAGTAATATAATCTCTATCACTATAAGAATAATTAAACTCTTTTTTCAAACTAGCTATTTTAGTCAAGTCTTGTAAGTTTATTTTATTACCTGAAAATCTTACATAGGCTTCTTGAACTGGCGTAATTTTACCAGTTTGAAATACATTTTCCATAATCTTAATAATTTTATCGTCATTAGGATTCTTATCTATAATTTGATTTATAATTCCTTGAGTAGAATATATCCTCATTTGCCTTTTTAAATCATTAATAGCAGGAGCTTTCAATCCATGTTTTTTTCCTTTTAAACTATTGATTGAATCTAAAATATATTTTTCTGTACTTCTTATATCTTCTTCTAAATCTTGTGATGATTCATCAGCTTCAGGTCCACCAATAATATTTCTATAGTTATAATTAAGTGCTTCAAGAGTTTTTATTTCATCAAAAATATTTATTTTTACATCTTCTGCTGCAATTCTCTCATCTTCATCTAACTTATCATTTAATATTTTATTAGAGTGAAAAGTTGCTTGTCCTTGTATTTTATCTAAAAAGGCAGGAATAAAAGAACCCATGCCATTTTTTTTAAAACTATCAACATGACCTTTAATATAATCTTTAGCAGCATTATCAAAACCCTCTTTATCTAAAGGATAAGCAGAATGAAGTGTTGCAAACTTTGATTTTGCAAGATTCATAAGTTTATTTGCGTATCTTGCTTCTAGTATTTCTTGAGCTTTAGCTTGACCAACTTTTGTAAAATTACCTTTTTCAAATTTAAAATTATTGTTTGCATCTAAAATTGGAAGGGTTTTTGCTTGCTCAATGTCAGATGCAATGGCATCTCTTTTAGCTTCTGTCCAAGCTATATTCTGTAATGTCTTTCCAAATTCTGCAATAGAATTACCAAGTTGCTGCGCTCCAGTATCAATACGATTTATACCTACTGGTTTATTAACAAATGTAGTTTGTTTTGATTTTATAAACTGAACCATTATGACACCAAACTATATTGATATCCTGCATTTGCAAAAGCACTAAACATTTTATATCTATATGCTCTTTGGATATTTTTTGATTTTAAATTTGCAAGTTGCATTTGCTGTGACGCTTTTGCTATATCAGCACCTGCTTGAACATTTGCTCTTTGTATTGCGACTGCATTATCTTTTGTAGCTTTTTCTCTTAACCTTTTTAATGATCTATCACTACCTGAATCTCGACCCATAATTCCAGCTAATGAAAGATTTGTAGACTTAAATGCTTCTAAGTTTTCCATAATTTGATTGTGTTCTTGTAACCCTTGTAACTGTCTATACTTTATTTGTGATTTTATACTTCGACTTGTAAGAGCAGCTTCTTGTTTTGCTCCTCTTATTGCAGATGTATATCCTAAAGCTGAAATTCCTGCTGATGCTAAAATAAAAATTGGATCCATTAATATGCTACCTCTACTATTATTCCGTTAATTTGTAAATCAAGAGGGTGACTTTGTGAAACAATAACTCTTGGATCACGACTGTACCCTAATGTTCTAAACTCTTCTTTACCAGTTACAGGTGACTTTTCCAATGATAAATCATCTGTTACATTTGGTATAATTAAATCTCTTGCTGTTGATGTATCTGATGGTGCTTTAATATTTACAGAAGATGTTTGAAATAAATCTAAAATTATTCTAGTTATTTCTCTTGGCTGACCTGTTAACGGACCATCTGCAAGTTTTGCATCTACTGGTAAAGTCTTTAGCTTTGGTGTAAAACTATAACCTGCAAATATTTCTCTTACATCATTCTTAGATGCACTAACATCTATTGAACCATCATTAGCACTTGCTACTGTAAATGTACCTAAGAAATCATTACCATTAACTGCTTTAATTGACGCACCAGTAGCAAAATGTGTTCCACCAGTAGCAGAGTTAACTGTTGAAACAGTTGTTAGACCTTGCACTGTACCACCATTAGTTTGACCTGCTGCATTTATAGCTTCAAATCTATCACAAAAGTCTAAAGGAAAATCACTTCTAAACTCTTCAAGAAAAGTCTGTGGTGTGCCACTGCCATCATCTCTTACACAAACTGCATACAAACGACTACCTACTGAACAAATACTATGCCATGCACCTTGCGTATCCCATAATCCCCAACCTGCTTTTTTGTCACCTCGAATAGAATAAAACACAGCAATCGTGCCATCTTCATTTAATAAAAAAGAATAATTTTCACTACGATCAAGTCTACCTTTAATTACAGCTTGTTGTGTTGGGTTGCGAATTAGATGTGGTGCTAATGCTGACACAGCAACAGACGTATAAGCATCTTCAGCATCAGTAAATAAAAACTCTCTAAGTGCATTACCACTTCCTTGTACAAATAATGTAGCACCATCAAAAGGTGCAGGTTTTACAAATGATGAACCATAAGGTGTTTGTTTTTTGATCTGTGCATTTGTTGGTGTAACTGGTTTTGTTGAAGGAGATAATACAAACAACTCTGCACCTGACGTAAAAACTTGCAAATCTCT